ATGGCGCAACATCAGCAAAAATAACTTTTGAAGACACCGCAGGAGGAACCGGTGGCGTTCTGACGTTTGACCATAACGACAATTCCTTCAAAATTGCTACTGCGGGAACAACAGAACGCGCCCGCATCGACAGCTCAGGACGCCTGTTAGTTGGCACGTCTTCCACGTCTACTGATTGCCGCGCTTTATTTCAGGCTCGGTCTGGCTCCAGCACAACAAATACGACTGTTGTGTTTTCTGGAGGCAATTCTGCACCAGCAACAAATGAAGGCTTAGGTTACCTTGCCTTTTCTGACTCTACACATACCTTATCTGCTTGGGTAGCAGGAGAACGCGATGGTGGCACTTGGAGCGGATCATCAAAACCAACTCGCCTAGTGTTCTCCACTACCGCCGACGGAGCGAGCAGCCCGACGGAGCGGATGAGGATTGGCAATCAGGGGACAACCACAGTGCTTCCCGCTGCTAACTTGAACGCGATTGTTGCTAGAGCAAGAGATGGCGCATCTTCGGGTGGTCCTTTCTTGTATCTTGGGTATCACAGTGCAACAGACATAACAAACGGTACTTATTGTTATAGCGTAGCCACTAACGGCAACGTTCAAAATACTAACGGCAGCTATACCGCTATTTCTGACGCCAGGCTAAAAGAAAACATCGTTGATGCCAGTTCCCAATGGGATGACCTCAAGTCGATCAAGATCCGTAACTGGAACTTCAAAGAAGAAACCGGACACGAAACCCATCGTCAAATCGGTCCCATTGCCCAAGAGTTGGAGCAGGTTTGCCCCGGCTTGGTATTTGAAGCGCCTGACCTCGATGAAGACGGCAATGAAACCGGAGAAGTCACCAAAGGCGTCAACCAGTCCGTCCTCTACATGAAGGCGGTGAAGGCGCTGCAGGAAGCAATGGAGCGGATTGAGGTTCTCGAACAGCGCCTCACTGATGCTGGTATCGCCTAGACCTATTAGTCCTACTCACTAAACCCCTTAAACTAATTCAGAAACGTTTCATTCCAATGTCTACTTCTTTTACTTGGCGCGTTGCAAACCTTGAACGCGAAACTAGCGATGGTTACGTTTACACCATTCATTACACTGTGGATGCCAAAAACGATACCTACAGCGCCGGTGCTTACGGCTCTATTGGCCTTGAGCGCCCTGAAGGAGATCTGATCCCGTTCAGCGAGTTGACTGAGGACCAAGTAGTTATGGAGTGGCTGCTGCCTAAAATTGGCGAAGAAAAGGTCCAAGAGGTTTACGCCGCCCTTCAGACTCAGCTCGACGAGCAACGCCAACCCACTAAAGCCTCTGGGGTCCCGTGGTAAGCAAGAAAACCCTGAGCGGTAAACCAGTCCGCCTTCCTCCTAAACCCAAGCAAACGACCCAAGGTTCTAGCAAAAACAGCAAACCTAAAAAAGGTCAAAAAGCTTATCGAGGTCAGGGTAAGTAAAACCTTTAAAAACCTTTAATTCTATTTGCAGCCCTTGGAATAATCCTGGGGCTGTTTTGTTGTTAACGTTTAAAAAGAGTTTTGTTTTGTTATGCCGTTTAGTTCCGAAAAGCAAATGCGTTATATGTATTCTCAGAATCCTGAGATTGCTAAACGTTGGTCTAAAGAAGCCAAAGCTGCAGGTAAGCCACAGATCCAAAAGGGTGGCAAGATGAAAAAAGGTTATAAAACCAAGTAATTATTATGCCAATCAAACGCGGCGGACAGACTCGTAGCAATGCGGGTCGCTACGCTCCTGAAGGTCAAGGAGCCACTCAACGAGGTCGTAATCTTCCGACCCCTAAAGGTAACGAACGGCCTATGCAAACGGCTCGGTTGCCTCGGGCCAATATGCCTGGCACTGTGACTACCTCAGGAACCGCTAGAACCGCTGCAGGGGCTTCTGGAGGCGGTATGTTGTCTCGTCTGTCTATGGTCCTGCCTCATCTCGCTGCAGCTGCTGCTGGTCTTTCTGCTGGTGCTGCAAAGGCTCCTGAACTGACTTCTCAAATGAAACAGGAGTATTACAACGAAGCCAAAGGTAAACGACAAATGGAACTTCGTGATCAACAGATGAAAGCAGATAAAGGTTCGTTTGATGATGCCTTTGCTGCAGCTCGTCAGTCTGGTCGTCAGGACTTTTCTTGGCGTGGTCGTAAGTACAACACAAAAGTTAAAGGAGAAGGTTAATGGCTAAAGGTCCCTGCTGGAAAGGCTACGAAATGGTTGGTACCAAAAAGAAAGGTGCCAAGACTGTTCCTAATTGCGTACCCAAAGGTAAATAGTTATGCCTTCTTTTGAAATCAAGCGTGAGTCTGGCGGTACTAAACCGGGTCCTCAACTCCCCAAAATTCAAGAAACCAAACCTCTTCCTAAAGGCCATCCGTATCGCCCTGGTTCGATTGATGTAGACGCCGTTCGTCTTGCTTACAAAATGAAGAAGGGTTTTAGCGGTATGGCCTAATGGATCCTTCCTTTCTCCTGTCCACAATCCTTGGTATCGCTAGTCTTGCTGGTGGTACCTTTGCTTGGTCACATAAACGGCATTCAGAACTTGACCGTCGTATTGACCAAGTAGAGATGACGGTTCACAAAGAGTTTGTTAGAAAGGACGAGCTCATGCCGATGATGGACCGCATTGACCAGCGGATTCAGCACATCGACGAGAAACTCGACCGGATTCTTCTCAATGGCCGACATCTCTCTTCGTGATGTAGCTAAGTACTACAGCGATCAAGAACATCAAAACTTTGCTTTGGATTTCCTAGAGGACAATACGCCTCCTGGAATCTTGGCAAAATTTTCTGATTTGTGGCGATCAGGCCCAAAGAACACAATTCCCAATAACGGCTCGTGGGACGGTGTAGTAGAACTTGCTCGTGAAGCTGGAGCAAAGTTTCCAGAGCTAGTAGCTGCTCAGTGGGCTCTTGAAAGTAACTGGGGTCGATCCACATCAGGCACTCACAATTATTTTGGTCTAAAAGGTAAAGGTACAACCACTACAACAACGGAGTATGTAAATGGAGTACCTATTTCTGTTCGGGACGGGTTTCTTAATTTTGGCTCTCTCAAAGAGTGTGTTGAATATCTTGTTACCCGGTGGTACAAAGACTACAAACAATACAGCGGAATTAATAACGCAAAAACGACGTTAGAAGCAGCTCAACAACTAACAAAACAAGGATATGCAACAGATCCTGTTTATGCCGCAAAGTTGATAACACTTGTTCAACGTCAACGGCCAAAGCAGGAGGTCCAACAAGCGGGAAAGTTGCTAAAGGTACCTTACGAGTACCAACTAGACAATGGACCCACTGGGTATCGGGAGTGTTTCAGCTCTAGTTGCGCCATGGTGGCTAGCTACTACGGCAAGATCAAAGGTGACGATGCGTATAACAAGCTCAGAGCACGTTATGGGGACTCTACAAGCGCCGATGCTCAACTCAAGGCCCTCAGGTACCTCGGACTAGATCCTAAATTCATTCAGAACGGCACCCCAGAGCTCCTCAGAGGCGAGATAGACGCTGGTAGGCCTGTAGTAGTCGGATGGCTTCACAAGGGCCCTGTAAGCGCTCCTAGTGGCTCTGGGCACTACAGTGTGGTCATTGGCTACACAGAAGGTGCTTGGATACATCACGACCCTAATGGTGAGGCCGATATGGTCCGTGGAGGATATGTCAACCACACGAAGGGTAAAGGCGTGGCTTATAGCCAAAAGAACTGGAATAAAAGGTGGCTTGTTGAAGGTCCTGGGTCGGGTTGGGCTATCTTGATCAAGAAACCGTCCTAATTATTCCTATGGACCTCTCTGATCCTTCAGTGCAAGCAGCTCTTTGGCTCAGTGCTTTTGCTGCTTCTGAGCTTATTGCTGTTTCTAGTTTGAAAGAAAACAGTCTCATACAATTGGGAGTGAAACTATTCCGAGTTCTTTATGGCAGCCGCTCCAAAAAAGTCTCTAAATAAGACTGAAGGTCTGGCTTCAGAAGGTGATCTTTATTCTCTTCACCGTCTGGTAGCCACCAAACTTATTGATCAGTTGAATCGTGATGATGTGAAAGCATCTGACCTTGCAAACGCAATTAAGTTCCTTAAAGACCAAGGCATTACTGCTCTTAACGGTGGTGATGTTTCTGCTATCTCCGAGATGATTTCTGCTTTGCCAGAAGTCGATATGAAGAAAGTTAGGTCTTATATTAGTGCTTAGGAACTAATCCTTCCTTTATGTACAAAGCAGAGCCCTCGGTATGGTGATTCGTTCGCCTGCCGGGGGCTTTGTCTATATGACCCCTGAGGCTGCTATGGCGAACCTTCAAGCCCTCCAGCGTCGTGAAGCGGTTAAGCAATGGAGACAGTCAATCAAAGATGCCTTTGGCTGTAAATGTGCCTACTGCGGGGTTCAAAGCAGTGACCTAACTCTTGATCACGTTCACCCCAAAACTAAAGGTGGTGAGGATTTAGCAACCAACATCGTCCCAGCTTGTAAGCGTTGTAACCACGAAAAGGGCAGCTTTCACTGGAAAACTTGGTTTCAAGGCACCCCTGACTATTGTGAGGAGCGAGCTACGCAAATCGAGCAATGGACGAACTACCGCCTATGCCCAATCTCAATCTCTCCATAGAGCAGCAGCTACGGGTGGAGCGTATGAAGCGAGATATTCCAAATGCCAAACGAGAAGACCTGGAGAAGTATCTGCTGCATTTCATCCAAATGAATTTGATCCTGCAGAATAACTTGAGCCAAGTGTTCAAGTGGGCCAACAATGCCAAGGACTTCAAAACAAACTGAACAAATTATTCAGGATGCTGTAGCTAGCTTTCCTGTTTTTGCTACACACCTTTGGCATTACCTCCGGCTTCCTAGCCCTACACCGGTTCAATACCAAGTAGCTGACTACCTTCAGGAGGGTCCTAGTCGGCGCATCATCATGGCGTACAGGGGCTGCGGTAAATCGTTCCTTACGGCTGGCTATGTGCTGTGGAGGCTACGTCGGGATCCAGACTGTAAGGTGCTGGTGATCTCTGCAGCTCAAGACCGTGCTGATGCGTTCTCCGTCTTTTGTCATGACCTGCTCCGAAACTGGTTCATGGTCAAAGACCTGTTCCCTAGCGACACCCAACGGTTCTCAAAAGTTGCTTTTGACGTTTACGGAGCGAAACCAGACCAGTCTCCTTCAGTACGTTCCAGCGGCATTTTTGGTCAGATTACTGGCTCACGCGCTGATCTTATCGTTGCTGACGACGTTGAGACACCACAGTCCTGCGAAACCCAACTGATCCGAGACAAGCTTCGGGAATCAATCAAAGAGTTTGACTCCGTAATCAAACCCGGTGGTGAGATCGTGTTCCTTGGCACTCCTCACACCCAAGACAGTGTTTACGCAAAGCTTGAGGTCTCTGGCTATGAAGTCAGAATTTGGCCTGCTCTGTACCCCACTAACAAGAAATTTAAGGACTACTACGGTGATCGCCTTGCACCTCGGATCAAAGCTGACCTAGCCAAAGACTCCTCTCTCGCTGGACACCCTGTAGACCCTGGACGCTTTGACTGGGAAGAACTAGAAGCCAGACAG